GTAACAGCCGTCGCCGTCGCGTGGTGGATGAGCTTCATCACGCCGTAGACGGTCGATTCATAATGGGCACGCGCCGACACGTTCTCTTCGATGTACGCGCCCTTGGCCATCGAGAAGTTCAAGCCCGACATGAGCTTGACTTTGGGAATGAACAGCCACATATCGCCGCCGCCCGTGGTCTTATCGACCCGCCCGCAGATGGCGAAGTAGGGCATGTTATCCCGCCCGAAGATCATGCTTTCGGTGTTGGTGCTGACCGTGTTGGTAACGCCGGTCAGGATGGCCAGGACGTCGTTGTCTTTGAGACCGAAGCCCAGCGTGATGTTGGCCGCCTGGATTTTGGAGTGGCTGTCGGTGATGATGTCATCGCCTTCCAGTTCGCCGCTCTCCATGTCCAGTTCGACCCCGAAGACCTTCACGGACTCCACGTCCAGCGCCGTCCCATAACTCTGGGCGGCATTCCAGACGGCGATCTTGGCGTCCGACAGGCCGTACATGAAACTTTGCGTAATTGCCATTGTCTTCTCCTATCCTATCGCCCGGATCGCGAAGTCCGACCGGATCATTAGGGCATTCTCTAACGCTTCGTCACGCTGCTGGGTCAGGATGTTGCCCGCCCAGTGCGGGATGAACTTGCTACTCCCGATCATCTTGCCGTGCAGCAACACTTTGGCACGACTTCGGGCACTCTCGATGGCGGTGTAATCGTTATCCCCGTCATCGTAAAACCACAACTCGACCACCTGCCGGTAACTTACGTCCTGGGTCTGGTCGTCATCTATCGCGCCGTCCGGCACTTCCTCACGGCCTTTGACCAGGCAGCAGGGCTTCAGTAAGCCCGTAGTCGCATCGAACGGGGCATTGGCGATCAGACGGGTAATCCCGTTGCGACCAGTTTGTTTATAGGTGAACACGCCACCCGTACACAGGGTCGCGACACCCCCCGCCCCGGTATCGGCCACCAGCACCGCTTTGATGTCATCCATGAAAGTCATGGGGTGCCCTCATACGACGCCGTTTGCGTGTCGGGATTCCACGTGCGGCTGATGGCCGTCTGGGCGAACTGACCGCCGCGCACGAGCTTCTGCAAGTCCTGCATGATGATGGGTGCCCAATGGTCGAGCGCCGGGCTGATGATGCTGTAGCGTCCGGCCCACTTGACCTCCAACCAAAACCCATAGTACATGCCGTGCGACAGCAGGATCGTGACATCCGTCAAGCCCTGAATGACCTGGGTGAACAGGGTGCGCCGGGCGTTGCCCGTCTGGTCCTGCCAGGGGGCGTTGTCCTTCATCCAGGCCAGGATGTCGTTCGCCCGCGTCTGCATGACCACGTTCAGCGCTTCCCGCAAGTAGTTCAGATAAGCCTCGGCCAGCTCGCCAAAGGCTTGTTCGGGCGGTACCAGCCACTCGAAGCCCGCTTCGACACTGCGTAGCGTGACATCTCCGATGGGTTCCGGCGCTCTCATGACCGCTGCTCCCCACTGGCTTCGGCGACCGCCAGCAACCGTCCGGGGATGTTGTCCCAGACATCGACCACCACGTACATCTGCCCGGCGTGGAAGAACCGGTCGCCGCGATACAGCACGGTATTCGAAATCGTGGGATGTCCCCGATAACCCAGGATCAGCATGTCCTGCTTCTGCCCCAGGTTGCCCGCCGGGCTGGAGATGTCGGTGCGCGGGGTCAGGGCTTCAATCCGCACGACCAAATCGGCGTTGGCCACCCCCAAGCGCTTGCGCGTGATGGTCGTCGGCTGCTCGGCAATGCGGCGCGCGGTGTCATACGCCTTATCGTTGTCGTCGATAGTTGTTTCCAGAATGCCACTGACGCCCAACCACGCATTGAGACCCATCAGGAACTCGGTGACTCCCGGTCTATCGGGGGAATGCCACGCATCCCCACCAGTCGGACTTGCTGCGCCTGGTTTGCCTTCTGCTCCCAGATCGAAATTTGGTCCTTGATATTCTTGTAAATCTGCGACTTGCTTTCCGCCGACTGCGCCAGGCGGTAATCGTACAGCCGTGAGGCATCGGCCAGCAGGGCATACCAGACCGTCAGGATCAGGGCCTTTTTGTCATCCCCCGCTTCGGTATACCATTCATCCAACTGGGTGTTGGTGAACACCGCTTCGGTGATGCCGATGCCCGTCATGTATTGGACGTAACGCCGATCCGCATCGCTGAGTGCCATTAGCCCCACTCCTCAATCAAGGTCATCAACTGCTGGGCCGAATGCTGCCAGGTCTGGTGCTCACGCAGCCACACCGCCGCTTGCTGACCCTTCTGCCATGCTTCCTCGCGGTGGTCGTAACACCAGCGCATGTGCGTGCCGACTTCTTCGACATCGGGCATGGCCCACTCACCGCCGCCCAGGATGGCCGCTGGGACCATCTTATAATTGACGATGGGAATGCCCCAGTGTTCGATGCCGTCCAGGGTTCCGCCAATCGCGGTGCAGATGACCGGTTTCCCGGTGCAGGCCGCCTCCCGTGGAAACAGCCCCCAGCCTTCGCCTTTGGTTGGATTGACCACGCAGTCCACATGCGCATACACGTCCGCCATGTGGGGCACGTCCTCGCGCCAGATGGTCACCCGCCGGTCGCCCTTGGCCGTCGAGAGCCAGGGGAGGCCACCCTGCCGGGTCTTGACAATCAGGCGCACGTCCGGGTTATCCCCGAACACGTTGTAAAAGGCTTCCCACACGAGGTCCTGCCCCTTACGGCTGCCCCGGTCCCCAAACGCCAGAAAGGTGTAAGGGCGGTTGGTCGGGAGGGGGATGCCCGTGGCGGGAAACTCCACCGGATCGACGCCCCCCGGAATGATGTGAATAGGGGTCGTTACGCCGTTATCGCGAAATACGTCCGCACACCATTGACACGGGACGATCAGGCGTTCGGCTTTGGTGTTGACATGGGTCGCCCAGTCGTCGGGGATGCGGGTGCTTTCGTACATGGTGCTGGAGAAGACCCGACCCGGCATGGCTTTCAGGTCATGCGGGGGAGCAAGCACCACATTCAGGCGGGTCATATCCAACCCGCGCAGGTAGTTATACCAGCCCGGCGTCTCATCCAATTCCATGAGCAGTCCGGGATACACCTTGGCACCGACCTGAGCCAGCGCTTTGATCTGCGACATGGCGTAATAACTGTAGCCATCGCAGGCCCATTTGCGGAAGTGGAGGTAGTTAAAACCGCGACTCTCGATCATTCAGTCCCTCGGTGAAGAGAGGGGCACCAGGCCCCTCTGATTACGAGATCGTAGGATCAGCGTAAGTTCCGCCTGCTACGCGATAGGCCGAAACGCCATTGGTGCGATCCGCACCCAGGCCCAACCCGTACTCAAACTCCATACGGATGAGCTTGATGGGGCTGATGGTGCTGTCCCCGGTGACCGCTGCGATGTAGCAGCCGAAGCCCTTGCCGCCGCGCGCCGCCGAACGAATCCGGACGGCAAACGGGTTCTTGGGAGACTGCTGCCCGTAGCTCTTGGTCAGGAAGGCGTGGCCGGTGGGTACGCGCGCCGTCGCGTAGAGCTGGATTTCGCCATAGTCGCTGGAGAAACCGCCGATGACGCCCTTGGGCAGTTGGTTGGTCGTATAGTAGTTCGGCCCGCTGGTTTCGCTGGCGCGGTCGATGTGCGTGATCATTTGATCCTGGGGACGGATGAAGTCCGCCAGATCGCGGTAGCTGCTGATGTCTGTGCGCGACACAATCGCGAAGTACGTGCCATCGTGGCCGTGTTCCTGGATGGTTTCCGCCATCTGGTTCAGCATGTCAGCAAAGGTGTAGCTATTGCTGTCTACGCCCAGGAAGTGCGAGTGGGTGCTGGCAAACGTTTCGCCGTTATAGGCCGGGGGCACATAGTCCACCGTGCCGGTGGTCGAGTACACCCAGGGCACGTTGTAGCCCGACGTGCCGACGGCGCTTTCGGTCGTTTTGAACGCCCGGTTGAGCAGATCGGTTTCGAAGCGTTTCCGCAAGTTGTCGATCTTCCCCCCGATGTCGGTGGTCAACTGCACCGTGCGGGCATCCATGAACCAGCGATCCGTGCCGCCGATCATTTCCTGATAGACCGGCAGGGCGATCTGGTGGCCGATGGTTGTCTCGTGCGTGGGGTCTACCACGTCGATGTCGGTCACTTCCGCCGAGGCCGCCGGGGTCCCGCCGTTGCGGTATTCCATCATCTGCTCTTCGGTCGTGAAGAACAGGTGGCCCCAGTCGCGCTCGAACTCCGCATTGACGGCGGCCAGGGCCGTCGCCAAGCGCTGCGTGAACTGCTGGAAGGTTTCACCGGTCGCCAGTTCCCACTGCGCCAGTCTCGTTCCATCTACACCCGTCGGGAGGGCGAGATTCAGAATGGATTCATAACCCAGAGTTGTTCCCATATCGTCCTCCTGTTAGACGCTGGTGGCGTCGGTGGCGTTCCAGTTGATGAAGATGGTCGTCGCCGACTCCGCGCGCCCAATCGCATTGGGATACGCGCCGCCGGTCGGGGCCGTTTGATCCAGGCGTCCAACCGTTTTCGAAATGTACACCGGAGCGCCGGGGGTCATGCTGGCGTAGCCAGAGACGCGACCCCAGACCGCAATCGAACATCGGTCGCCAGAGGTAACCGACGTTTCGCCATCTTTCGAGGCGACCAAAATGCCAATGACCCGCGCCCCAACCGCCGACAAGTCCGCGTCAGCGTGCTGGGCGTAGCCACTGGAGTCCAGATAGACCGCGTAGCCCACTGTCATGGCCGCGCCCGCAATGACGTTCATCGGCGGGTGATACGGCGCATCCAGGTAGCAGACATCTTTGCTGGTAACCGTAATGCTTCCCATAGTGTCCTCCTACCTATGCCGTCAGCCCAAAGGACTGAACAGCCTTCTTGGAATCTTCCTCGGTGGGTTCCACGGGTTTCTGTACGCCTTCGCGCCCCACCCCCCCGATCCGAATGGCGGGACCGGCGAGGTTGTCGCGCGTCATTTCGAC